TGGCGACATGCCCGCCGCCCCCGGATGGGACGGGGGGACCGCCTGGTGTCCCGGGTCCGGCGGGCATGTCGCCACCGGCTGGCGCCCCGCCACCGCCCGGGCCACCGCCGGGGATGGGGCCGCCGCCGGGACCACCACCCGGGCCACCGCCCGGCGCCCCGCCGCCGGGGTCGCCGCCGCTCGCGGCGCTCGCCCCCCTGATCGCGCCGGCGCTCGGGCCGCTGCTCGCAGGGCCGCGCCGGCGCGCGGGCGCGAGTCCGCTCGGCATGCGGCCGCCGGCGCCGCTCGGGCAGGGGCGCGTCGGGACGACGCGGAACCTCGCCGACCTCTTCCGGCGGCTCCCGCGCGGGCCCACCTAGAGGAGGAGACGCATGGCCAAGGGATCAGATGGTCACTGGATATCGGGCGCCATCAAGAACCCGGGGGCGTTCTCGGCGAAGGCGAAGGCGGCGGGCAAGTCGACGGGGGCCTTCGCCTCGCAGGTCCTGCAGCCCGGCTCGAAAGCGTCGACGCAGACGAAGCGCCAGGCGACGCTCGCGAAGACGCTCTCCAAGCTGCGCGGCGGCAGGGCGAAATTCTGAACGTCGCAAACCGCCGTGGCCGGCCTGCGCGGAGGGAATCACGATGGAGCTCATTCAACTGATCGTGGTCTTGATCGTGGTGGGCGTGCTCCTCTGGGCCGTCAATACGTTCATCCCCATGGAGCCGCACATCAAGCAGATCCTGAACGTGGTGATCCTGATCGCGGTCATCTTGTGGCTGCTCACCATCTTCGGCCTGCTGCCGCTCGCGCACGTGCGGATCGGCGCCGGGCCATGACGACCACGTGTGTGCTGATCGGCGTCCTGATCGGGCTCGGGATCGCGGGCGCGGTCGCGTTTCTCGTCACGCTCAAATAGCGTCACGTCCCCCCGGGCTTGACAGCCGTGCGGGCGCGCCGTAGACGCCCCGCCCCGCGATGGCCAAGGCAAAAGGCGCTGGCAACCCACTCGCACGGGGCCGCAGCAGAGGCCGGATGCCGCTCGCGGCGACGACGCCGAAAGTGGCGCGCACCGTGGCGATCCCCGGCGCCCTCGCCGTCCCCGCCGGCCGCCGCGTGCTCCCGGGCGCCCCACCGGCCGCCGGCGGGCCGCCCGTGCTGGCCGGGCCGCCGGGCGCGCCCGGTGGCGGCCGTGGCAAGCGGAAGCAAGCGATGGCCGCGCTCACCACCGGAAAGGCGATGTTCTAGCGCATGGACGTCGCGCTCCCGGCGGGCGTCGATCCCGCGGAGCTCACCGAGCTCGCCGCCGAGCTCGCCGCCTCGAGTTTCCACCGCCAGCTGCGCGAGTACGCCACCGCGCGCCTGGCCTGTCTCCAGGCCGACGACGTGACGGATCCCGCCGTCGCCATGAAACGCCGCGGCCAGACCGAGGAGCTCGCCCGGCTCCTCTTGCCCGCCTTCCCCCAGGCGCTGGCGCTGGCGGCGCTCACCCAGCGCGCCGCCGACCGGGCGCGCGTGACGGCCACGGCCGCCGCGCAGCGCCCCACGCCGCCCTGGTGGGCGGACCACGTCGAGGAGCCGATCCCGTAATGGCCGACGACGACTCCCCGGCGCCCGAGAGCGCGCCGCCCGATCCCGGCGAGCGGATCCGCCAGCTTGAGGCGGACTTGAACCGCGAGCGCGGGCACCGCGAAGCGCTCGAGGGCACCTTTCGCGCGCTCGCCCCGCAGCAGCCGCAGCAACCCGTCGAGCAGGGGATCGTGCGCTTCCCGCGCGAGAGCGCGCAGCGCATCGCGCGCACGCTCGGCGGGGGGTGGAACGAGGACGCCGTGCAGGCGCACGCGCCCGTCTTCGCCGCGTTTGTGCAGGAGCTCGCCGGCCCGCTGCTCTCCGGTCTGGAGGGCATGGCGGACGTGGTCGATCTCCTGCAAGCCCGCCAAGAAGTCCCCGAATATGAGACGCAGGCCCAGGAGGCCGACCGCGTCCGCCAGGAATACCGCGCCCAGGGCCGTGTGATCACGCGGAAGGAAGCCGTCGCGCTCGTGAAGAGCCGACGCATGCAGGATCCGGCCTACGTCGACCGCCTGATCGAGCAGCGCGCGCAGGCGCGCGCGAGTGCGGAGGGCGAGCGCGCGGCGCATCGTGCCGGCGCCGTCACCGAGGGCGGCCCGTCCGCGCAGGCCGCCGGGCCCGCGCCGACGAAGGCCGTGCGCCGCCCGCAGACCAAGGAAGAGTTCGCGCGGCTCTCGCTCGAGGACAAACGCAAGGCCCTCGCGGACGCCGTGATCTAGGGAGGAGGAGGCTATGGCAGGCGCTGTGTACAGTGCGACCGATCCGGGGATGAGTACCACCACCACCGGACTCGCCGCCGATCTCGCCCCGCTCTGGCTCCGCGACGAGCTCATGCAGATCGCGGAGAAGCTCACCGTCTTCGCGGACCTCGCGGATGACGTGGCGATGCCCGAGGGCGAAGGGAAGACGTTCAGCGCGCAGCGCTACGAGCGCCTCCCGCTCCCGAATACGCCGCTCACCGAGGGCGTGACACCGGACTCGACGCCGCTCACCGTGACGGCCGTCTCGGCGATGCTCGAGCAGTGGGGCATGGTCGTGACGCTCACCGACGTCGGCATGATGACGACCAAGCATCCGGCGCTCACCGCCGCGCGCGATCGTCTCGGGAACGCCGGCGCCGAGCTCTGGGACCGCGAGATCCAGCGCGTGGTCAGCGGCGGCGGGACGGTGAATTTCCCCGGCGGGAAGACGTCGCGCTCGACGCTCGTGCAAACGGACGTCGTGTCGACCGATCTCCTCTCGCAGACGATCGCCCAGCTCCGCCAGCTGGGCGCGCCGACCTTCGTCAATGGCTACTACGCGGGCGTCGTCGATCCCTTCGTCGAGCAAGACTTCATCAAGGATCCGACCTTCATCCAGGCGCATTCCTACGCGGAAGTGCTCCCGCTCATGAACGCGGAGATTGGCCGATGGCGCGGCGTGCGCTGGAAGCGCTCGAACTACATCCCGATCGTGGCCGCGCTCGCCGCGGCGAATTTCACCGCCGCCGCCGCCGACGTGAATACGCCGCAGACGGGCGAAACGAACTTCGCCGCCGGCTCGAGCGTGCTGGTCCAGGTCGCGCAGATGAACACGGCCGGCCAAGAGACGGGCATCTCCGCCGTCTCGACGGTGACAAACGCGCAGAGTTTCTCCGCCGCGGTGACGATCACCGCCGCGGCCGCGACCGGCCCCTATCGGATCTATGTGAGCGCCGCGGGCGGCGCGGTCGCCCTCTCGCAGGTGGTCGTGAACCACGTGAGCGGGACCGCGGACGTGCGCACGTTCATCGCCAGCGGGACGCCGAACGGCGCGAACCGGTTCGTGATCTCCACGAGCGGCGCGCCCGCGCAGCCCCCGGCGCCGGCGGCGGGCGTCACGGTCCACCGGACCTACGTCTTCGGCAAGTCGGCGTTCGCGACGCCGCACATCGGGGCCAAGATGACGGCGACGATCACGCCGCCGACCGCGAGCGACTCGGATCCGCTGCAGCAGCGCCGGCGCACCGGCTTCAAGTGGTACGGGAAGACGGTCATTCTCAATACCGACTTCTACCGCGTGATCGAGTCCGCGAGCGCCTTCGGGTGAGCGGAGTGTCCTCCCATCACAAGAAGAATCCCGCGGCGCCCGAGCCGGCGGTACCGGCGAACGGCGCCTCCGCCGCGGCGGTGGCCGAGCCCGTCGATCCCGACGACATTCTGCCCGTGCGCCCGGCGCGCCCCCCGCTCACGCCCGAGCGGATCGCCGAGCTCTCCGCGGTCTACCGCGACGTCGTCTTGCAGGACGACGACGAGGCGAAGCAGCTCGCGCGACGCATCGCGCGGGAGCTCCGCCGGGCCACGCACGACGAGCTCCACCCCAACTGTCCCGAGGTGGAGATCGACGTGCCGCAGCTCCCGATGGGAAATTTCGTCAAGATCAACGAGGTCCCCTACATCGGGCGGGTGCGGGTGCGCCGCTGCGTGGCGCAGACGATTCTCTGCCTCGTGCACACGGCGCGCGCCGTCGAGGCCGCCCGCCTGCGCGACGACGGCCAGACGCGGGACCTCGATACCGGCGCGCTCTACGACCGCATGCGGCTCATTCAGGAGGCGTGACACGATG